CTACTATTGGCCCAGACGATTTCGGTCAATTTCATTGTCTCTACGCTATCCCCGGCTTTGATAACGGTTTTGAATCTGTCATCATCAAATTATCTGGACTTACTACTGATATTTCATGCATCATTCGCACTTGGGCTTGTGTCGAATATACCGTCGACCCTCTTGCATCGATTTACGAATACCAAACTAACTCTCCCCAAGCTGATCCTGTTGCTATGAAAATCTATCGCGAGACATGTCTTTCACTCCCAGTCGCCGTTATGGCATCTGAGAATGCCAATTTTTGGTCTCGCGTCCTCTCCATCATCCGCACCCTTTCTTCAGTCGGTTCACTCATCCCAGGTCCGTATGGCTCCATATCAATGGGTGTCAATCCGATTGCCAACGGGCTGACTGAACTCACCCTATAAGGTATTTCTCCATTTACATTCACCGTTGTTCATTCACCATTGTTATGTCATGCCTACCTGTCCGATCTGTCAAACGTTCTCGCACACACGTCGCGCACACGTTAGTCACCTTTCGCAGTCCCATCCAGCGATCCACGCGCATAACATTGCCACGTCACGTCGTGGCCAACCTCTCCAGCGCCTTGTCGGTCGACCGCAACTCTATCAACCGGTTGCTTCAACTGTTCAATCAATCAAACACCCGTCACCACCCATCGTTGTGCTCTCGGAGCATCGGTCTCTCACTTGCTCCGTGTGCTTTATACACAACGGCTCAAGGGTGTTTGATGTTGGATCGATGGCGCTCGTTTCTGCATGCGAACTCTGTCTCTCGCACACCTACTTCGACTCCACCATCGCAGATTTCTGCAAACATGCACCTCATCTTCAACGTTCTCGATTATATTGCCCTCGAGGCGTTTGCCGGTATCCGCACGATTCGGACGGATACGATGATCGAATCGTTGACTGGGGTTGCCGCGGTCGAGTTAATAACGTCTACTGCCAAGGACATATTCCCATCTTATGTCCCACAGGTCCATACTGGCGTGACTTCCACTTTTCTCAGGTTTCCCTCCCCCTCCCATCCCATTCAGTGAATGTAACACCTCCACCCCCGACACCGACTACATCTCCGTCGTCGGTCCCACAACTTGAACTGACCAACACCACCAGTTCATCCCAAAGCCAGTGAATATCTCTGGCAATGACGATCCCAGGCGGTCGGTCGTCATTTTAATGGCTTCGTTGCATGTTGTTCGATGCTTCTCTTACAATCCGAGTGCTTGTCGCTCCCCCACCCATCTCTCATCCGATTTTCCGATTCCCATGTTTTCATTTTCTCCAATGTTTAAGCATCGAATTAGGGTTTTTCACAAGATCTGATCCCGATCTTGTTTTCCCTGCAACAATTTCTTCTACATATTAACACCATTT